AACCATAGTCAGAATTATGTTCCAGAATAACATTGCATCCATTTCCATTATGCGTTCTCTAGGGTTGTGATACGTGCTTCTAATTCCTGTATGGTTTTTACTAGTAAAGGCACTAGCTTAGATTGGTCAATACTTTGTGCATTTATAAGGTCCTTGCCATTAGCATCAACTTTCTTATCACCCACAGAAACACCATCAGGTAAGTCTTCACCATCTTTCCAAACGTGTATAGCATCTTTTTCACCACTTACTGCTTCTGGTACAATGTCTGATACCTCGTGTGCTAAGAAACCATCTACTGTAGTACCTGCATTTACTATAAAATTAAATCTACAAGGCTTCAGTTGTTTAATTCTTGATGTTGCATCAAACGAATAATTTACATTTTCTTTAAGTCTATAATCAGATGAGGTGTTATATGATGTTGAACCAGCACTAGTTTTAATGCTTCCAACTTCTCCATTTGGATTTACAAAAACTACTGCATCTCTATTTGCTACTTGGTCACAACCAAATATAGCACCATATCGTGTCCCATCATTTAGAGCAATAATCATACCCGGAGCACCTGAATTAAATGGAGTTGTATCAGTAAGATTTATTAGTAATTGAGCATGATTACCAGTTTGTGCAATCCTCATAAGTTCATTACCACCTAAATCATCAAAAGTAGTAACTGCTCCTCCATGTGATATAACAATTCCATCATTGGCATTTGATTTACTGCTATTTGCTAATATTATTCCTGCTTCTCTTAAGTCAGTACCAGTTGTTGATACTCTTAACCTTGTTTGAGCAGAGCCACCATCTACTTCAAGTTTATTTGAGATTGAAGTAGTTCCAATACCAACTCTGCCTGCCGTATCAATACGCATACGTTCCCCATTATCACCATCACCACCAAAAGTATGAAATCTTAAATCACCATTAGCAGCATCGCCACCTCTAAAAGATTCCATGCCAATAAATCGTGAATTTGATGCATCAGTACTAAAACCAACTCTTCCTATGACTGCGTTATTACTTGCTGTGCCATTACCCACAACAATATCGCCATCTTTTAAATGTAATAATTTTTGTGGTGAATTTGTACCAATACCAATTCTGTCATTCCCACCATCAACAAACAACATATTAGCATTGCCATTTGATTCAACACGAAAGTCTCTATCAATGCTGTCTTCATTAAAGACTATTTCAGCAGGTTTAATGTGCATAGTGGTATCAACACTTCCTGCTGTCATAACTTGAAGTATGTATTCTCCATCTTCTGTGCCATCAGAGACATCATTTGCTTTCACATTTACAGTAGCATAATTTACATCTTGGCTATTATCATTACGACCTCTAAAATCTAATTCACATAGTAAATCATCATCAGCAGGACTTGCTGAGTTTCTGTAAAATACTTGATGAGGACCTATACCTGAATCTGCATCTGTGGATACAAGCTCCAGTTGTGCAGTATTATCAGCAGTACTTATAGTTGTACCATCTAATATGGTAGCACCTGCTCCTAATAGTCTTGCTGTATCTGATGCTCTAGTCATATCTTC